GAAACTTCATCCATTGGTTTCAGTGTGTGTTTTGTTCCAGCCCCTTCCTCGATAAAAGCGTCAAGCAAACCTTCAAGTTCGCCTCCGGCCTCCCTAGCCTTGTCACGCATAATTTCTTGAACATTGGGCCTGCCAGCTTCTTTCACAACCGAGACTTCTTTCTTAGCACCAGTTTGGCTTACTTTGATTTCAGGAGAATTCACACTTTTGATTAGTCGGTTGACTTCATCCTGTAATCGTTTGTGTTCATCTTCAGTCAATGTAAGACCGCGGAGAGTCATCCTAGCCAACCAGCAGATTGTAGGATTGAGTTCTTTTTCATCAACCTTGCGAACAACTTTAGCTAGTCCTTCGTTGCCACTGAGGTCTAGATATTGAACAATCAAGTCTTTTGCATCTTTGCGACCATAAAAACGACTGTACCAATTAAAACTACGAATCAATTCCGACGCACGATTCTCAGGTTGTGTGACAAACACAGGTTCAGCACCAAAGTACTTGGTGTCAGGATCTCGTGGGTCTAGTGTCTTGACGACTGATGGGTCAACAGCTTTTTTAGCAGATTTACGGGGTGCCATGTATGCTCCAAATTGAAAGTAATATCACTATTATATATGATTTCCCATTTATTGTCAAGCCTTTCCCGATAAATACTACATGCCAAGATTAAGCCTTTACCGCGAAAACAAACAAAACGACTATCGTTTTTTGGACAGAACCATTTCTGAACAATTTACAGTGGGTGGTACGGATATGTATATTCACAAGTATTTGGGTCCTACGGATCAAGGTACTAGTATAGATTATACTCAGCCTCAATATGATAGTTTAAACCCAAACAATATCCAAGACTTATTATTCCTTGAGAATAGAGATAGGTCATATGATCCGGATATTTATCGGCTTCGCGGACACTATAACGTTCAAAACTTAGATTTTGATTTAAGTCAGTTTGGCTTATTCTTGAACAATGATATTATTTTCATCACCATACACTACAACGATATGATCGACATTATCGGTCGCAAGTTAATGGTTGGTGATGTATTGGAGTTACCGCACTTATTAGATTATAACCCATTAAAAGAAGATATACCTACTGCGTTAAAACGCTTTTATCAAGTTACTGATTCAAATTATGCATCAGAAGGTTTTAGTCAAACTTGGTTCCCTCATTTATGGCGCATTAAATGTGAGCCATTAGTTGATAGTCAAGAATTTAGTCAGATATTACAAGCTCCTATTAACAAAGACACTTATCTTGGTATTTGGGATAAAGATAAAACATACCCACCCGGATATGTAATTACATTTGGTGATAAAAACTATACCTCACTTGTAGAAGTTCCTATAGGTGTTATGCCACCAAATGAAACATATTGGCAACTCAGTGATGCAGATAATCTCAAAGATATATTATCTACATATAATAGAAACATACAAATCAATAATGCAAGCATTAATGAAGCTAAACGCATTGTTCCTAAGTCAGGCTATGATAACAGCAAGATGTATGTTGTACCAACTTATGGATTATATCAAGAGAACGGAGTATTCTCAGGTAAAACTAATCAGCCGGCACCACCTGTTAATACAATAACAACTGATAGTAGCACTACAGGTACTGTTGCTATGATGCGTGACAAGAACTTTAAAAATGCAAGTCCTGTTATCAGAGTACCTAAGGCTGCATTGAAAAGCATATGGGACATGACAGTAGACATGGATCATGTTGATGCATTAGATAAATTTGTACAAACCAGTTTACAACTTATTGAAGTTGCTCCCGAAAGAACCGACACCGGATCTGGACCAATCAAAGGTGATGTAATATTAACTGTGCAAAGTTTGGGAGTAATTACTGGGCCTTACGGTACTGCTGATAACACATATGCTACAGCAGATCAAAACCCAGAACTACCAGGCTTCACAGGTGATATTACCCAACAAATGGACTACCGTGCTGACTGTGATCCTAGATATCAATACATTGTTCGTTCAAGTCCAAGAGATTTTGGATATACTGCAGGTTACTTAACCGGAGATGGGCAAGCACCAAACGGTTATCCAACAGGATCAGGTATTTCTTTCCCGCAAAATCCACAAGTAGGTGACTATTTCTTGCGTATTGACTATCTACCTCAATTACTATTCCGTTGGGACGGTGTAATGTGGGTTCGCATATCTGAAAACGTAAGAACGGATACGGGCTTCACTTCCGATGATAAATCATTATTGTCAGGGTTTATTAATAACGATAACGAAATTTATCTACAACAAACACAAACAACTGTGCCACAAGCACAGGGCTTGTCAACAATTCTTAGATTGTCACCTGACCCACTACCACCGGTACTATAACACATGGCACAATACTTTTACGATAATCAGATACGCAGATTCCTACTACAGTTTGCAAAAATATTTAGCGAGTGGTACGTTACCAAAGGAAAAGATCCTGCAGGTAATGAAATTTTAGTTCGTGTTCCTATCATGTATGGTGATAGTAGTCGTCAGGCTAGTACAATTATTGCGAAAAACAGTGCAAGTAATTTGCCTAGCGCACCATTGATATCATATTATATTAGTGGTTTGGAATACGATCAGCGTAGAACACAAGATCCTACATATGTTGACAAAGCAACTGTTCGTCAACGAACATATAATTCTACGACACAAAGTTATGAAACTACACAAGGTCAAGCATTTACAATTGAACGTTTAATGCCTGTTCCATATACATTACGCATCACAGTTGATTTTTGGACTACTAATTACAATCAAAAATTAGAATTGATCGAACAATTAGGAGCATTGTTTAATCCGTCATTAGAAATTCAAAGTACTGATAACTTTATTGATTGGACTAGTTTGAGTGTTGTATATCAAGATGGATTAACATTCAGCAGTCGTAGTATACCTCAAGGCACTGGTAATCCAATTGATGTATTGACTTGGAAATTTTACATGCCTATATGGTTAAGTACAAGTTCTAAATTAAAGAAGATGGGCGTCATTCAAAAAATTATTGCAAGTATCTTCAAAGGCAACGCACTTCAAGATACTCAAAATGACGATTTGTTATTAGGTACTAGACAAAAAATAACACCATATGGATACAAAGTATTATTGTTGAATAATACACTTCAATTGTTACCTGCTAATCAAACATTTGATCCCTCAAACGAAAATCTATCGTTACCAACTGCACCTAATACATCTTTGTATTGGACCTCACTATTAAACATGTACGGTGCATATCAACCGGGAATAAGTCAGATTTGGTTACAGAATCCTTTTATGGATACTGAAATTGTAGGTACTATCGTAGTAGACCCTTTAGATGATAGAATATTGATATATGATATTGATCCTGACACGTTGCCACAAAACACACTAGCTCCGGTGGATGCAGTTATAAATCCATTAACGTCAGGTCCTGGTGCAGGACTGCCTGCACCTATACCGGGTAGACGATATCTTATTGTAGAAGGTGTAGGAGGAACGGCGACAACTATTGCTTGGGGTAATTTAATAGCATCAGCAAATGATATTATTGAATATAATGGAACTATTTGGGAAGTTGAATTTGAAGCATTGGCAGCTACTACTGTAGAATATGTAACCAATCTAACAACAAACGTTCAGTATAGATATGTACCCGATGAAGAAGCTTGGATGAAATCCTTTGAAGGTTGGTACGATCAAGGAGATTATTCTATAGTGATTTAAAATTGATAAATCATTATATGACTTCCGCAGGAATTTTCTTTTATTGCAAAAATACTAGTAGATATCTTTATCTATTACGCACTGACAAAAATCCTAGTTGGAGTATGCCCGGGGGAAAGATAGAAAGTGACGAAACATTACTTGAAGGTCTTGAACGTGAATGTTTAGAAGAAATGCAAGTTTGGGATAAAGATTGGAAACTTATTCCAATACAAAAGTTTGTGAACGGTGCATTCACGTACAATACATTTTTTTGTTCAGTTGAAGAAGAATTTAAACCCATACTGAATGACGAACATTGTGGTTATGCTTGGGTCCGAGAAGATCATTATCCAAAACCATTACATCCTGGCTTGTTTAATACAGTTAACTTTGATGTAGTTCAGAAAAAACTAGAGACACTAACAAAAAAGGGGCTTTAAGCCCCTTTTTTATTTTAGTAAGTTTGATATCGTATCATAACCTAATGATCCGAGAACTATACCGGCTCCCATCATCATCCATCGCCATTTTTCTAAGGCTGATATTTTGTCAGACATAGACTTATGAGCATTTGAACTATCATCTTTCATTTCTTTAAGAAATTGGTGAGTATCCTCATTATTCTTTGCAATGCTGGAAGTAACCTCTTTGATATCAGTTTTTATTTCACTGATATCATTTTCGATGTTTTGGACTTGCACTTGAAGAACCGCTATTTCAGTTTCAGTCTTGGGCATTTTAATAGCTCTACTTGTTGTCATGATTATGCGCTAGCAATAACTACGATTGGGTTAGGTTGTCCACCGTATGTATTTGCCGCATACGCTGTATTGAATGTAGCAATAACATCAGGGTTAACAGTAGACACTACTGCCGTACCTGTACCTGTACCTGTACCTGTAGCAGTGAATGTAATACCGGTCATGCTAGCATATGCACCAACTGCTGTCCAATCAGTAGTACCTGCACTATAGATAGTGTATACTGTACCTGCTGATAGTGAACCTGCCGCAACAGTTGCTGGGAACCCTTCACTGTTGTAATCATTCAACGAACTAATAAAATTAGTTCCTGATGCGGCATTAGTTGACAAGATATTCATTGTGTTTGCTGTTAGTGCCGCATTAGCTGCGTTAACAGTAAAGCATTGTGCAGTCAAACCAGTTGTACCACCTGTTACCAAATACTTTGTCTTGCCTTTTTGACGAACGATGTAACCGGCTTCATCATCAGCATAGATAAAGGCTGCGCCTGTTGAGGCAACTGCGGCGTTTGCAGTTAATTCAACTACATCTTGTTGTGCATCCGGTGTACCAGTAGCACTTGATAAATCGACTTCTGCACCACCCAATGTTGTAGAAACAGTAAATGCGGCTGCATTAGCAATTGCTTTAACGAAATAAACTTGACCAGATACTAAACCACCTAAGTTAGCAGTAAATCTTACAGTACCGTTAGCAAGCAATGTCTCTGCATTACCTGAAGTACCAATGATGTTACCTGTATTTTGTGTGTTAGCAACAGCAACA